AAATATAAAATGAAACATTTAATCGGTAAGAAAATGACTAAGAAAGTTAAATTTCTTGGAGAAGAAGTTGTAATCAACAAGCTAACCGTAGCACAAGTTATGGCAATCCAAGAACTTACACAAAATGCAGGTGAGAAAGATAATAGCATGGAAGTACTGTCTTTCGTAATCACTAACGCTGTAGAAGGTGCAGATAGCCTTTCTTCAGACGAAATTGAACAATTCCCACTAGAAGAACTAAGCCGTTTATCTAGTGATATTCTTGAATTCTCAGGCTTGGGAAACGTCAAGAAGTAAATACAATTCCTGCTGATTTATTAGAAATCTATGAATTAGCATTTCATTTAAAAATGCCAGTATACCAACTGACAAGTGAAATGCCATATGATGAGTTAGTAAATTGGCTATTGTATTTTAAAGAAAGACCTATTGGTTGGAGAAATGACAATAGAGCGTATATGTTATTAGCCGCTCAAGGTGTTAAACAAAAACCAGAGGCATTATTTAATTCTTTAGCCCAAATAAAGAAGGTAGCTGATCGAGAAGCCGAAGAGAGAAGGTTAAGCCGTACTCTTGTTTCCTCTGGATTATTCGCTAGGTTGCAACAAGCTGCAGTATCAGAGAATATTAAATGGGAGGTATCTATCGATGATCAAGATCACAGGGAGTAAAACTCTACTTGGATCACTTATAAAAAAGATGAGTGATACAGTTAATATAGAGTCTGAAGAAAGAATAAATAAACTAGTCGAAGAGCTTGTCCTTGCTACACCTATCGATACAGGATATGCAAGAAGTAGATGGAGTTTAAATACTTTGAATTCACCGGGATTAGCTTATAATGTTAAGTATTCCCCATTACTCTTCAATCTTTTTGGAAAGAAATACACAGTATCTAATGATGCTGATTATATTGTATATTTGAATGCTGGACACTCTAGACAGGCTGCTCCATACTTTATTGAAAATACAATTTTACAAAATGGTTTCACAATTGAATAACCATTCCCTAGCCCTTGATGTGCCTAAAAACATATTAAGGGCTTTTTTAACTTAAGGAGAAATCATGTCAGATATTCAATTTACGATATCTTCTGATTCTCAACAGGCCCAGCGTGACCTTAATAAACTGAATAAGTCAGTCCAAGGTATTGAGAATACAGCAAAATCGACAGCAGATTCGATTGCCTCTCTCGCTAAGAGCGTTGCAGGAGTTGTTGCAGGATTCAGCTTTGCAGCTGTTGTGCAGAAAACCTCTGATTCTTTTGTTCAATTAAATTCTAGACTTTCATTAAGTATAGATAATATGGGCGAGCTTATTCGAGTTCAACAAGAACTTGTTAAGATATCCCAAAACACAAGAACAAGCATTGAATCAACGACAGAAGTATTTTCGGGATTAGCAAAATCTCTTAAAAAGCCTTCTAGTGAAATTTTAAAAATTACAGATACTATTCAGAAGGCAAGCATTGTCTCTGGTGGTTCTGCAGACTCTATTAAAGCAGCTTTAACCCAGCTTAATCAGGGTTTACAGTCAGGCACTCTCCGTGGAGAAGAGCTTAACTCAGTATTTGAACAAACACCTAGACTCGCTAGAGCTATCGCAGATGGCCTAGGGGTAAGCCTTGGAGAGCTTCGTGCTTTAGCTCAAGAAGGTAAAGTAACTACCGAAGCTATTTTTGATGCACTATCTAGTCAATCTAAACAAATCTCTGCTGAATTTGAAAAAGTAGGATTAACAATTAGTCAATCTTTATTAAAAATAAGAAACATATCGGGACTAACTTTAGGTGAAATTTTTACTGAAACAGGAACAACTCCTGGAATAGCTAAAGCAATTAGTGTAGCAGCAGATATTATAGCTGAAAATAGAAATGCAATAGTTACCTCTGCAGTTATTATTTCCGCTAGTATTCAAAACACAATTGATACTGCAGCAGATTTAGGTAGATCAGTAGCTCCATTGTTTGCTCAATTAAGTATTGAGATTAAAAGATTAATTCCAGTTGTATCCTTTTTACAACTTCAATTAGGTGCTAATCTAAATATTGCATTCCTAAAACTTTATACAGAAGAGTCTATAAGGTTAAAAAGCGTATTGACAGCAACTGCAGCTGTATTTAGAAGAACATTACAATTCTTTGGCGTAGATTATAAATCTGACTTTTTTGATGCAATATCAAGAATAGCCTTGTCAAAATCTATACCTGAACTACAAAAGAATATTGCTAATCTTGTGCAAGTAATTAAAGACCCAGACTTGACTAGTCTACAAGGATGGTGGAAAATACTTTCAGGTGACGTAGAGATTGGTACAGCATTATTAGATGCCTTAAACTATCGAGAGATTGTTAAATTCCTAATGCCATTCAGAGAATTCTTAGCTAGTCTAGGTCTTTTAGAAAATAAATTAATTGTTATTGGCAATGTGAGATTTGACAAAATAAAAGCAATTGGAGATTATGTATCTGAAATAATAAGACTCTTTGACAGACTAGGCGCAGTCATTTTCCAAAAATTTATTATTGCTTTCCAGTTAGCAACACAATCTGTTGGTTCATATTTAATTGAATTAGGAAGGTCATTTGGAGGTGTATTAGGTAACGTGTCAAATACTATTGGCCGATTTATCTTTAGCCTTTCTGGATTTTCCGCATACACCGAGAAGTTTGCTGTAAGTGTTACAAATAGTTTAGTGTTAATGGTTTCATCAATTGGACTTTTAAACATAAACAAATTTGCAACAGGGTTTCAAGTATCTACAAAGGCAGTTAAAAACTCAATTATAACTTTACTTGATGACACATTAAGATTATTTATTACTTTTGGTATTAAATTTAAAGATGCTTTAAGTTCTTCTTTTTCCTCAAATTTATTTTCCTCTTTATCTGGTTTTTATAAATCAGCAACTGAACAAGTTGGAAAAGGTAATGCAGCCCTAGTTAGGGCGGCTGCAGGTATTGGAATGCGAGCTAGGCATAACCTTGGGATTGAGCTACAGTACGCTGGATATTATGAGGAGAGTGTAAAAAGGATAGACAAGTATACTAAACTTTTAAACAATGTGTATCTTGATATTCGTGCCTTTGGAATTAAAGTTAAAGCGGTATTTTTCGATATTTACGATAAAGTAGTTGGTCGTTCTTACTGGCCAGACATGGTAGAAGGAATTTTGGACTGGTCAGATAAATTAGTATCTGAGGGTACCAGGAAAATAAAAGCTTTTAGTTCTTCCGTAATAAACTTATTTAGTAACCTATCAAGGAAAGATTTTTCTTTTGGTGACTTTGGCGGACAAATTACAGACACGTTATCAATTAATTCTGATTCATTAGAAAAAGCAGCTAGGGTTGCGTCTACTGCCGTTGTTGGTGGCATTATTGCCTCTTTAGTTAGTCCCGCAGCATTATCTACTTTTGTTGCTGTATTAGGAATTAATCTAGCAAAGAATTTAGGTTCTGCTTTAGAAAATGGATTATCCTCTGTTTTTGATTTTTCAATCATTGGTGAAATTGGTAAGAACTTAGGTTCTACTCTTGCAACTTTATTAAAAGGTGCTGTTGAAGAAATCCCTTCTATTATCGGAGCAATCATAAGCTTTAGCTCAGGTTTTATTAACGAATTCCTAGGTGATTTAGGTCTTATTGGTAATGGTATTAAAGGTATTTTAAATCTTTTAACATTAGGTGAAACTGGGATTTTACCTTTAATGATATTTGGAGTTGTTGGTTTTGATCAAATTACAAAACAAATTTCAGAAGTTAGCAAAGGATTAGGAGGTATCTTATCTTCTAGCGCTACACAGAAACTTACACAAGAATCAATTATTAAACGTGTGTTTGGTGATAAGGTTGATGTCGCTTTCGCTGTAGCCGGTATTACAGCTTTGCTCTCTGTATTTACAAAAGAAGTAAACTTTGTACAGGCCGCATTTGTTGCAACACCACTTTTACTTACTGCAATTTTAGGTAGAGATGTAGCCGGTAAAATTCTAGTTGATACTGTCAGGAGTATTCTTTTAAAGATTACAGCAATGATCACTGCACAAACTGCAGGTAGTTCAGTATTACAAAATATGTTTGCCAGATTATTTGATAATGGCACCGTTGCTGGAACTATTCTAACTAATGCAAAGTCAACAATTGCTAAATTGTTTACTGGTATTAAGAGGGTAACTGATGAAGAACGTAAGAAATCTTTCTTAGCTGGTGGACTATCCTTATCTGATTTTATTTTTGGACCAAAGGCAGGAATGAAAGGTGGCTTTACTGCTGCTGACTTCTCAATGGCTGGTGCTGGCATGGATAAAGATATGTTTAGTAATTTCACTAAGACAGCAAAAGAATCTGCAGATAAGGCTGCATCTGCTACAAAGACAGGTGATTCCTTACTAAAAGCCCTCATACTTGGTTCTAAACCAGATGGAGTAACATATTCATTTGGTAGTTATGTTAACACTGCAAGTAGTATTGCTAAAGAAGCAGCTAATGATGTAAGTAAAAATACAATATTAAACTCTGCTACTGGGCTAAATGCAGCTAGTAAAATAAAGGCGGAACTAGACTTATTCCTAGAGTTTGTAAAAGGTAAATTTACTGGACTAGCGGGTTTAGGCGCTACTTTTGGAACTACAGGCGCAATCGGAAAAATATTATTCGGTAAAGCAGGTACAGTAATCGCATTAAGTGCATTAATTACTTTATTTACTACTGAAGCAAAAGCTGGAGTAATGGACATTGCTGCTACAGTATCTAATTATGCTTTAGAAGGCGGTTTACTAGGATGGTTTTTACTAAGTAGTTCTTCTGTTCGTGCAGGCGTCTCAAAGGCTTTTGAGTTTGTGTTAAAACAATTTGGATTATTAAAAGATGCAGCTCTAATGGGCCCTTCGAATAAAGTATCTTGGTTAGCTAGACTCATACCTATTTTAACAGGTACTGCAGCAGCAGCAACTGGGGTTATTACTTTATTTGGAGCTTTAATTTATACTATTGGTGATGGGGACACATTCACAGAAAAGTTTAGTGATGGTTTAAGAAAAACAACTAACACCTTGATTGAGTTTACTACAGGTATAAAGGAAGCAATACCAAGAGCTATTCAAGAATTTAGCCAGTTTGAAAAGTTTAGCAAACGTGCAACTAATATTTCTAATAACCTAAAACAAATTAATCCTGAGTTATCAACTAAGTTTAATAATTCTTCTGATCAAATTTCTTTAAAATACATTAATCCAAAAGATGTAAGTGAGTTTACTAGTTTGTCAAAAGCTATAGAAAAATCTATAGGCGCAGCTAAAGAAGAATCAAAAGAGCTTGGTGAAGTTTCAGAGAAGACAACAAAGCAAATAGAAACTTTATTAAATAGATATGAAAAGTTTAGTGAAAGAGTTAGCAAAACCCAAGGGCAAGATATTGCCTTTGATGCTAGAATTGCTACTTTAAACTTTAAAGCAGAACCTGCAAAAGTTGAGAAGTCTATATTAAAATTAGCTGCTGAGGTAAGTCAGGTTGCTACTTCTGCATTAGCTAGAGTGGTTGCTTATCCTTTAGATGCGCTCTATAACTTCTTTGCATTTCCATTCAATGAACTATTTGATGCAAACATTGCTTATGGATTCTTTACTAACTTTGGTCAAAGAATAGGTTTAATTTTAAATGGAGATCAATCAGCTGAAATTTTTAGTGATTGGAGCAAAAGGTTAACTAATAGTATTAGGACAGATGTATCTTATTTAGGTCAAGACATTATTGACTCAGCAGCATTAATTGATTTTGCATTTCAAGAATTTGCGGATATTGGTAAAGGGGATTTGTTAGGAGAAGAAAGACAACAACTTGTTGCTTCTATTAATAAAACAGCGCAAGCAAGAGATGAGGCACTCAAAAATCTTCGTAATGCAGAAGGATTCCGTGGATTCTTTCTTTCTCCTGAAGAAAGGGCTCAACAGAGAGCAGATATCCAACAGGCAAAAGAAGAATTAGAAAAGGCTGTAAAAGATTATGCTGCAGTTGCTACTCGTGCTAGAGATGTTAAAGTTCGTAATATTGAAGTTACAGTATTTCAAGGGGACATTAAAAATCTTAAAGAAAATTTAGATGCTCTAAAAATATCCTACGATGCAAACGGTGTGTTTAATGTTGAAGATCTTCCTGGACTAAAAGATAAAGTTGAGAAGCTAAAACAGTTACAAGCCCAGCTACTTAAGACCAAAGATGCAACTGAAGCCTCAAATATAAATGCAGCAATTTCTGATATAAAAATTGATGTCTCATTACAGTTAGAAAAAGGTGCTTCTGATACTATTAAGTATCAAATAGAAACAGCATTAAAAACTGCAAATATTTCTGGTGTTAATTGGGTTGACTTGTTAAACTTAGGTGAGCGCCAATTTACGGCATTATATGATAGAATTAGAAATGTTGGTGTATTAACTAAAGAATTAGAAGCAGCAAGAATAGGTGAAGATTTTAAGAAAGCAGAAAGTTTAGCTCAAAGAATTAGACTAGAAACTGTAGGTATTACTTACCAATTAAACCAAGCAAAGGCAGCTTCTAGTGGATTTGCGGATGCATTGCTTAATCTTAACTTTAATGCATTATCTGATTTTAGTAAAATTTACTCTGCTCCGCTTAAGGATCAACAAAAATTAGTAAGCTTAATAACTGAAGCTAATCAATTACAACTACAAGCCTCACAAATTGAAAATACAACAGTAGCGGGTAGAGGTGATTTAGATAAAGTTAGAAAACAAATTGCTGCTAGGGGTAAAGTAGTAACCGAGGAAATTAGAAAAATTCGTGAAGGTTTTACACCTAAGCCAAAAGAGAAAGAAAAGACTGCCTTAGAGAATTTAGAAGATCAGCTTAATAAATCAAATGTCAAATCAAAGATAGAT